GAGCCAGCAGTCAGAATCTGGTCAACATAGAACGCCTGACGGATAGCAGCACGGCGCTGCTCCTCCATGTTCAGGCCAATCGGAATGTTAGCGCCTGTGTTTAGCGGCGTAATCGTCTCCCGTGTGCCAGCGCGGAAGAAGTTGAGGCCACCCGGCTGTGTGCGGATGGGCAGCAGAAAGCCGTCATCAGGCACCAGCAACGGCGGGTCAATCTGCTTCTGAGCCGCTTGGATGATGGTTTTTGACATAAGATTCAACATCTTAACGTCAGGCAGCGCTGTCATTGCAGGGCTGCGGCCCATCACTTCGCCGGTAGCTTTCAGGAAGCGAGGCACAACATAGGGCAGTTCTTCAAAGCCACCTTGTGAAATCTCCATCCCGGTAGCCTTGCAAACATACACCGACATGAACGGCATGTTCATATTGTCCGGCGCGGTTACATCGCGGTCGGTGCGTGGCATTACTGCGTGAAGGATTTCTATCTCTTCGTCGCCGTTCTTCTCGTGCTTCTTGCGGATAAAGTCACCGACACGCTCAAGACCAAAGCGCTCTACAGCCTGTGTGGCTGTCATCTTGTAAAGCCGGTAGACCGTGTTGACCATGCCATACTGGTCTTCCTGAACATAATATTCAGAAATGTGGCGGGTGCTAAACCGTAAGTTCTTGCGGTCCATCTCGCAGAACATGCAGGCTGTGCCAAACACAACCAAGTCCACATACGCTTCATGCACCTCAGTCTCAAAGTTTGACCGCTGGAAGGCCTGCATCATACGCATGCTGGTGTCTTGCAGCCATTCACGAACATCGTCATCGCGGTTAATCATTTCGTCCTTGACATCCAAGTGGAACCAAGGCGATGCCCCGCTGGTCAGCATCCCGTGCAGGAAAGCTGCCATTAGGTCGATGGATTGAAGCGCAGTGCCATCATAGATAAGCTCCATGCGCTTTTCACCGCGAGACCGCTTCTTCACAATGTCTGCCTTTCGGGGCAGCATATAGTCCGCAAGTTCCTGGTAATGCGTGTCCCAGTTATCTCTGCGGCTCTTGAGGTAATCGAAGCGTTTAACGTGTTCGGATGCTTTGTTCATAGCTAACCCATCAATGTCGGTGTGCCAGTTTTAGTCTCTGTCGTATCACCCAAAGCGCCAGCAACAATCGTAGCACCCCTTCCCTTGCGTCTTGCACGGGCTTGGGTTTCGGCTTCTTCTGCCAAAACACGGGCGCGGCCAAGGTCAGGCTCCGGAGGAGGAGGCGGAGGAGGAGGTGGCGGTGGTGGTGCAGACGGGGTTAAAAAGCTCATAATACCCTCTTGGCTACGGTTGCGGTGTTTCAGTTTGCGGGCCAGCAAAAAGCATGGCGTCTGGTGGTGGCGATAGCTCTGGGATGCCGTCAAGTTCAGTGTTTACCAGCCTGTACTGAGCATCGTCTGACAATTCGTCTTTTTCGTTTACAGTCACAGAAAGAATCCCTTGGGAATCTTCTCGGGCCGCATCCATTTTTATATATGGCAAAGCGCCTTCAAAAGCTGCTTGGCCGCGCTGGTTAGAAGCGTCAATAAGCTGCTTGGCTTTGTTTGTGGTTCTTACGCTTTCAGCGCGGGTTCCGCCCGGATAGTATGACTTAAACGTGTCTTCCCCTGTTAAAAAGTAGTCTTGTGTTGATAGCTGTCTTATTGCCAACCCCCGGACGGGTTTTCTTTCAGAAATCTTGGTTCCGTCTTCCTGCTCCACAATCACTTGTGCGTTAATTGCATCCATTTCTCCGGCACTAGCAATTCGTAACCTTTCCAAGATATCTGCTTGCTCTGGTGTAGGGGTTTCTCCAAATTTTGCCCTATACTTTGTTAGCGCAGATAAATTTCTTTTTAATCTTGTAAACTTGCCAGTGCCAGCATTAAAAAACAATAAGCCCAGAGCATCCCTTTCAAATTCTCTAAGTTGAGAAAGGCTAACACCCGCCGCCTCAAGCTCTGCATATTTTTTATCCAAAACGGCCCTTGCCAGTTTTGTTTCTGTTTCTGGGTTTTCAATCATGTACTGCGCAAAGCTATCTCTGTTTTGGTCACTTAAGCCTTTGTATCTATTAAGAAAGGGAAACTCTTGGGCATGCTCTTGCGCTGCTTCTAGTGTGATGTGGTATGTTCCGCGTGTGCGCTTCCCGTCGTCCTTGCTCATTGTTGTTCTGTCTGTGCCGCCTGCACTTTCGCGGTCTGACAGAAGACGCAAAATCCCTCTGCGCGGCGATGTTTCAGGCAACACTGTTGGCATGGCCTCATTCATAGAGTGCGCCTCCGCCTTCAAGCAGAGTGCCAGCACCACCAAGACGCTTGCTGCGACGGCGACCGCGCTCTGTGCTACCCATGAGGTCATCAGGAACAATCTCCGGCGTAACCTCTGGGGTGACTTCTGGCTCTGGAGTGGTTTCTGGGGCGCTAATAATCGTAGCTTGTTCATCACGTTGGGTTTGGCCACCACTAATCGGGTCAAACTCAGGCCGACCGCTATAAACCCTTCCGCCGAATAAGCCCTTGTGTACAACGCCAACTTGCTTGCCACTGGCATCGCGTACCACTTCTGCCGTCGGGTCATCCTTTAGAATCTTGGCTTGGCGCTCCCTCGAAAACCTTCCAATGGCGCTCAAAGCTACCCCCGTAGGGGTGGGGAAAGCAGGCTGTCTACCGGAAGGGCCAGCGCTTGTACTTACCTTTTCAGTCATCAGTTGCCTCTATAGCGTGAAAGGGTTGTATTCCATCTGCGCAATCTGCTGCGGAGGACGAGACATGACTGCTCGGTTTTCAAGACCAACAGCAAGATAACGGAAAGCATCCGCTGCATGGCTCGTATAGTCATGTCTTGGATGGTCCCTAAAGGATTTACGCTTCTCATCCCATTCCTGCCGGTATTGTCTTAGCATCTCAAGACCTTCGCCGCAGTTGTCGCGGTCAAAGTAACATTTAGGTATTAACATACGCGCAGCGTTAATGCCATCTGCCACCTTCATTTTCGGGATGACCCTGAATTTGATTCCCAGCGTATAAGCCGTTTCCCAGCGGCTTTTACCCGAGCCCAACTCACGGACCTCAATGTCGTGAGGAGCGAGGTGGTCGCCATACGTATAGTCTTTCTTTGAGAGTATATCTGCATAATGGTCGAGACCAACGCCAGAACTCTCGTAATAATCAATAACATTTACCGCGCCCCCGCGAAACACTTGCGCAAACCAGATGGCTGTCGAGTCGTTGATACCCAAGTCCCAGGCCGTATGAACTGGATAGGCCGGGTCATAAGGCACCCGCGTCACACGGCCATTGTCATCAGCATCCGCCAAGAGCTTACCATAATACGCGCCAATAATCGCTGCGGTGAATGAACACTCGTATTCCTGCTCGTATTGCTCCGGCGTCATCTGCGCCTGAGCCGCCTCAAGTTCCTCTGGGCGCACAATCCCTGTCTCACTGGCCTTGCAAATCTTGTAGTACCAGTCGCTGCTGCCCTCGGCTAACTGCCCCTTGGCCGTTTCCAGCAAATCAAAAAAATGATTGTGGCCCGCCGGGGTTCCCAAAAAACATGCCGAGCCCTGCCTGTCAGACAGTGCCGGTCTCACAACCTCCCCCCATACCCTCGGGTTCTGCATGCCAAACTCGTCGAAGACACACTCATCAAGGTAGATGCCTCGAAGGGCGTCCGGGTTCTCAGCAGACAGCAGCATAATCCTGCCGCCGTTAGGAAAATCTGCGCGGAGTTCTGTCTCGTTGAATTGCACACCGGGGATAACTCCGGCATAGAACTTTACATAATCCCAAGCAATCCGCTTTGCCTGTGCGAAAGTAGGGGCCACAAAAGCCGTCCTCGGTCGAGGCAACGGGCAAGTCAAAGTCGTCTTGATTAACTGGTTCACTGCCCACACCGTCTTGCCGAAGCGGCGGTGCATTACCAACACGTTCCATCTCTTCAACTCCTTGTGCATGTCCTTCTGCAAAGGACGTGGCTTGTAGGGAATCTTGACATCCATATGTTAAAAATCCTCCGTTTTTTTTACATATCGCCGGGACGTGTACAATTTATAGCCCTTTTTGCCTATAACGCTATAAACTCTTCATAAGAGGTTGGCGGGGCGACGGGACTCGAACCCGCACATACTGATACAGAGAACAGATTTCTAGCCATTTGAATTACTACCCCTGACATTTTCCGCCCTTCAACTTGCAGTGACCGACCGCTTTCTTTGCAAGCCTTCCAAACAAACAGCACCAGTTTCCCGTGGTTCCCTTTACCCAAAGGTGGCGGCAGTTTTTGCAATGCTTCATCAATCTGTCTCCCATAGGATACGAACTGTGCCGTCACTCACCTCAACGCCAGCACGGTTCTTCTGCTCACCGTATTGCTCCGGCATGGCCGTCTTAGCCCGCCAGCGCACGTGTTGCGCATAGTCTCGTAGGATGTTGGGGTCATACCGCCGCTTTCCCTCCAGTGCGTTCAAATACATGCCG